GGTAAGACTTGGTCAGGTGGTAAATCAATTGAAGTTAAATGTAAAGATGGCGCAGATACATTAAAAGTAATTAATGCGACAAAGGCAGGACATGGTACTTGTGTGACCTTTACTCCTGACTTTAGTTTATTTGAGGTTGATAGTTTAGATGAACTTGATACGATTATATTAATTGAAGATCGTCTCATTAGTTTACAAATGGCTTTCCCTGAAATACAATTCAGCTTTAACAAGAAGAGAGTTAAAGTAAACGATATTAAAAAGTATGCTTCTTTGTTTAATGAAACAACTATTTTAGAAAAGACTGATAACTTGTCTTACTTTATTGCACCTTCAGAGGATGGCTTTAGAACGAACAGTTATATCAATGGTGTAAATACAAGGCAAGGTGGTACTTATGTTGATGTCTTTATTAATAGTATCGTTGATGAGTTAGTGACAAAAATTAAAAGACGTCATAAAGTCGAAGTATTGAAAACTACGATTAAGAGTGGTTTGACTTTTGTGATGTTTGCTAGGAACTTTACGAATCCTAAATTTGATTCACAAACAAAAGAAAGGTTAACAAATCCTTGGGGAGAAATTAAATCGCATATAGAATCTTGCGGAGTACGTGATGCTCAATGGCTTGCTCAGAAGATTTTAAATACACCTGATATTATTGACCCAATTATTGAAGCGCAACTTGCTAAGAAGATCGCGGCCGATAAACGAGCTGCTACTTTGGCACAAAAGAAATTACGTAAAGTTAAAGTTGCTAAACATATATCAGCAAATAGTGATAATGCAACACTAAAGATTGTGGAAGGTGACTCTGCGATGGGATTCCTATTAAAGGTTCGTGACCCTGATACAGTTGGAGCATTTCCTCTCCGTGGTGTTATTATGAATACTTGGGATATGAAACCTGCTGAGGTATTGAAGAACAAAGAACTATCTGAATTGGTTGCTGTATTAGGATTAGATATTAATAACCCAGATTCAGTGGACAATATGTCTTACAAATATATCGCAACATTAACTGATGCTGACCATGATGGTATCGGTCATATCAGTCCATTGCTGATTGCGTTCTTTTATAAATTTTGGCCTCGCCTGTTAACTGAACGAAGAGTTATGATTACAAGAACTCCGATTATGATTAGTTCAAAAGGTGATAAGATAGAATGGTTCTATACTTATGAAGAAGCAAGTTCATTTAAAAATAAAGAATCTGCTTATAAGCATAGATATATTAAAGGTCTAGGTTCATTAACAGAAGATGAATATAGTACCATTATTAATTGTCCTAAGTATGATGTAGTGACAGTTGATGATGCAAGTATTTTTCAAATGATGTTTGGTAAAGACTCTGCATTAAGAAAGGAGTATATGTTTGGATAATTTGTGTTTTGATTGTGGCTTGTGTTGTAGTGGACATTTATTTCCATTCGTAAAGGTATATTCTTCAGACAAACAAGAAGAAGATATTCAATTATACCCAGGTGGTTGCGAACATCATAAAGATATGAAATGTTCTATCTATGAAGATCGTCCATTCAAATGTAGAGAATATGAATGCGCAATGAAAAGTTATTACGACGGCGGTAAGATTACAAAGGAACAAGCGTTAGGCGTTATTGAAGGTGTAAAGAATAAGACCATTAAAAAGGCACACTTTATATCAGGAAGAGTTATAAGAAGTATGGTAATTGATAACATTATTGATACAGTGAATATTACAGGAGATAAGAATGGTTGATTTAACAGTGTTCTCTGAAGAGATGAAAGGTACTGAATACCCAATCAGTAAAGTTGCTGCTAACGAATGGAAATCGTTCGCAATGTATACTGTTGAATCTCGTGCGATTCCAAATATGATTGATGGACTTAAACCTGTTCAAAGGTTTTACTTATATTCATCAATACTTAATAGTAAGAAAGATTTTAAAAAGGTATCTGCAGTGTCAGGTATTATATCAGATTATGGTTATAATCATGGTGAAGCATCTGCAGCAGGTGCAGGTCAATTAATGGCAGCAACATGGAATAACAACATTTGCTTAATTGAAGGTCGAGGTTCATTTGGTACTCGACTTGTTCAAGAAGCAGGTGCTCCTCGTTATGTCTATAGTCGACTATCCGATAACTTCAATAAGTATATGAAGGATTTGGATTTAAGTCCTGTTCACGAAGATCCTGAACATGAACCACCTCAATTCTATTTACCGATTATTCCAATGGTCCTTGTAAATGGAACGAAAGGTATCGCAACCGGATTTGCGACAAATATTCTACCGCACGATCCTCAAGATCTTGCTAAAGCTTGTCTTCAATATATTAAGAACAACGCAATACGAACTCCAATTCGTGTTAAGTTTCCTGATTACACAGGAGAGGTTGAGCAAAGTATTGAAGATCCTACCAAGTATGTTTCGTATGGTACTTTTACTCGCCGTGGCAAAACTGCGGTCTCCATCACAGAAGTACCATACGGCTTTGACCGAGAAGGTTATGTAAAGGTACTTGATAAGTTAGAAGAAGATGGAGATATTGTATCATATGAGGATCTTTGCGATAAGGAAGGATTTAGGTTTGAAGTTAAATTGAAATTAGCTTCTGCGAAATGGTCTGATTCCAAGATTATTACTAAATTCAAATTATCCAAGCCATACGCTCAAAACATCACAGTCATTGATTTTGATGGCAAACTTCGAGAATATGCGGATGCTAAACAGCTTGTAAAGGACTTTTGCGACTACCGCCTTGGGATACTACAGCAGAGAATTGACGCTCGTGTAGAGGAGTTCACAGAAGAGGTCAGATGGTTAAAATTGAAAATGGAGTTCATTACTGAGTTTCTTGCTGACCGTATTGTGTTTAAGAATAAGAAAAGAAATGAAGTCGCAATGCAAATCATGAAAGGCACAAGGGCTGATTCTACTTCTGATGTAAACAGATTGCTTGCATTAAGTATCTCAACATTAACAGAAGAGGAAATTGTAAAATTACAGAAACAGATTGATGAAACAAATAAGACATTGGAATTTTGGAATACGACAACTCCAACCGAGCAATTCATCACTGACTTAGAAGGTATAAATAATTGAATAAGTTATGGACAATTTGGAAATACGCCTTAGGTGGATTCTCCGATGACAAAACTGAACCTTACGATAATTACGTTGCTTTGCTTCGAACTGTTATTGTAGGAGTTAATTTTTTAACTTGCTTTTTTATTATGGCAAATGTAATACATAATTGGTAAAATGGAAAATAAACATTTAAATTTGAATCTATTAACAGAAGGATTACCCTTAACTGATGTTCAAACCCTTTATCACGAATTCTTTTATAGAAAAGATTATCAATGGTGGCGTGATGTTCAGCCAGGTGATGTCGTTGTTGATATTGGCGCTTGTGTGGGGTTTTTTGTTTGTCACGCTCTTGACCGTAACGCTTCTCGTATCGTTGCTGTCGAGCCTTCGAGGCCTCACCTCAAAACACTCATAAGAAACATATCAGATTATTTTATTGACCACGGAAAGGTTCCTGTCTTACCTATTGAGGCTGGGATTGGTTCAACCGCGAATCACTTTGCGAATGTATATTCAGACCATAAAGATTATAAGAAAATGTCTTTCTTAGATTTGGTAATGGATTATAATATTCCAAAGATTGATTATTTAAAAATTGATTGTGAAGGTGGTGAATACGGTATCTTTACTGAAATGAACTTTCCTTACTTAAGAAACAATGTTGGACACATAGCGGTAGAGTTTCATATGAACGCATACTCAGGTTGTGTTAAACAATGGCAAAAATTTAGAGACGGTTTATTACAGCAGTTCGATACTGATAAAGTAAGATTCCTTGAACATGAAGATAGAGAAAAAGCTTACGACGATAAATTCTTAGCAAAAGGTGACTTTGATAAATGGAGTTCCTTTATGTTGTTTATTACCAATTCTTAACATATAGCATAAAGGTTGATGGCAGGTGATCCATAAAATCATCATACCAAATCTTTTCTGCTAATGATTGGTCTTTAAACAATAAACGAGGTTTCAGCGGAGTTAGTATTTCTTCTCTCCACTTACGGAAGATCTTTTCTGTATTATATCTTTTATCTAAATAAACTCTTATAGCAATAAATCTTGTTCGGTCCATACAGAAAGGAAGAATCTCTTTACATAAAATATTGAACTCTGAGCCCCAAGCATCTATCTTTAAATAATCAATAAATTCTAAATCATTCCAATAAGTAATTTCTGCAAGAGACATTAATCGACATTCCTCTTCTTCAATCATCGTATCTGATTTGTAAATACTTTGACGGTCAATGTCTTTTCCAATACATGCATTGATTGCTTTGAACTTTACTTGCTCAGGTGGTGTATCAAGCATGTGGTCAGAACAGTTTTTAATCGCAGCTTTAAGTAATCTTTTATTTGGTTCAATGATTAAGACTTTACTTGCTCCTGCATCTAAAGCTTTCTTTGAGAATAATCCAATACCTGCTCCGATGTCGACAACAGTACCGCCCGGTTGAATCTCTGTCCACCAATCGTAGTCTTTACCGAAATACATTTCGTTATATGCGAAAGCAATTTGTTGCATTGATAGGTCTGCTGTATCAAGACCTAAAGGTGAGTTGTTCTGTAGATTGTTTTCCATGATTTAGTCCAAATGAATAAATAGTAATAACCAATTAATAAAACTATTTATTAGGAAACACAATGGCTGAGATTATTAACAACTATCTTTCTCCTACAAATTTCACAATCAGTATTGAAAGATTACCTCATGTTGAATTCTTTACACAAAAGGCAAGCGTACCAAGTTTGTCTGCTACGGCAATTACAATGGGTGCACCTACAAATCCTTTTTACGAAGTTCAACAGCAAATGTCTTACGGTGATTTAGACTTGACTTTCATTGTTGATGAAAATATGAACAATTATCAAGAAGTCTTATTATGGATGGAAGGAATCTCTGGTGTTGAATCTACAAACCAAACAAAAAGTTTACTTGCTGGGAGTGGATTTAAATCCGATATTATTTTAACAATTACAAATTCCCACAAGAACCCTCACGTACAGTTTACATTTCAAGATTGTTTTCCAACATCATTAGGTGCAATATCTCTTGATGTGAATGTTACTGATGTTGCTTATGCAACTTGTAATGTGACAATGAGATACAATCTTTTTAAGATGGTTCAATTATAATCAGCTATTGACATCTTAACGGTTTTAGTTTATAATGGTACCGTTAATAAAAGTTTGAGATAGATTATGGACACAAATGATATAGCAGCCTTATGGGCACAAGACTCGCCAATTGACGAGACGAACCTTGTCGGCGAAAGTAAAAGAATCCCACAACTACACAGCAAGTATTATAATCTTTATTATAAGGAAGTCTTGCGTGTAAAGAAACTAAAAGCTGAATATAAAGAACTTGAAATGGAGAAACGTAATTATTACGATGGCTCTATGGATGAGTTGACTCTAAGAGAAAAAGGTTGGAAACCATTTCAGTTAAAAGTATTAAGAAATGATTTAGACAAATACATTCAAGCCGATAAAGATATTATTCAAGCAAGTCTTAGAATTGATTTCCATACTGCGAACGCGAACTATCTCGAAGATATAATTAAAACAATACATAGTAGAAACTTCGTAATAAAGAATATGATTGACATACTGAAGTTTCAGTCTGGAGATTATTGATGTATAAGAAAATGATGGATTGGTGGTACGGGGAACCAAAACCTGAACCTAAAGTAATTGATATGATGGCAGATGATGTTGACCCAAACGAGGTCACCATTGAAAACGCTTATAAGACAAGATGGATTTGGTATCATACGATTTTAGCAATCGGTATCTTTTTCACCAATATATTATTAACAGCAATCTTAGTGATCTTGGCAATTAAATTATGAAAATGGTAAAACTATCAGATGGCCGAAAGGTATCTGAATATGAAGCAAAGCTTACTATCTTTAATGCATATATGAAAATGCATGAGATGCTAGGTGTCCCTGTCAAACAAAAAGCAATGGCTTTTCGCGGAATTGTAGATATGGTTCCTGGTTGGAAAGTTGTTGGTATTACTGCAGCTGCATTAGAAATATTTAAAAAATTAGATTATAAGAGACCTCCTGGTCGTGGACCTGACGGTGTTAACCGAGCCCATAAATATAGTCGACTACATGTAGGTATTAAAATCTTTGAAGAACCTATTACAAACTTTGAAGAGTTTTGGGAATATTGGGAAGAACACGACCAAACAGTATTAGCAACAGTCAATGAAAATTATTCAAAGGGACAAGAAGTAAGTGCACACGATGTTCCTGATGGTTTATTTGCTCCGTATGGATTTGCATATAAAGTTGAAGAAGCTGAGGTTGAATTCCTTAAAAGTTTATGAGTGAACGAATAGAAATAGAATATATTAATTCAGTGTATATGCGTATCAAAGCTGATGCGGGTATGAAATCTGAATTGTCTGAATTCTTTGCCTTCAAGCCTGAAGGTTATCAATTCAGTCCAAAGTATAAAGCAAGAGTATGGGATGGAACAATTCGTTTATTTCAACCTATGCGTCCTGTTCTATACGTTGGTCTATTTCAACACTTGAAAAAATTCTGTGAAGATCGCGATTATATTTTAGAAGCACCTCCTGAGATTGGTGAAACAGAAATTATAGAAAAAGGTTATGTCGAAGAACTTGCTGAATCTATTAACTGT